AATACAGCAGTGCCTGCACGCGAACATTGGCAAAAGGTAACCGATTTCCTTTTTGTGCCTTATGAAGTGCTGAGCGTACCCTTGTTGGGAGGTCAGTATGGTGCGGTATGGCTATTGAGGACTGATAACTATGAGGGCGACGGACATTATACTTTCGTGGAACTATTATATAAAAGTACTGAAAAGCCAACGATGGAATCGCTAATGGAGGCGCGCCTTCAGCTGATGGGAGATGGTGAGAAGGAAGTGCTCAGTGATGTGCGTAGGGTGAGTCATAAAGCCTTGTTGCTCTTTGCCGAAC